CCTGGGTTATCACAGTTGTGTCTTGCTCTAAAATTCTTTCTTCTACCAGGGTCGTCTCTTTTAATGCTCATCTTCGGATCGCCGAATCGAACTACTACGACAGTACCCTTTTCGTTTTTTACATAAACTTTAAATTTCTTATTAGGATTCTCAGAAGTACGTATAGGATCGTTCAGCTTTACCTTCTTGCCTTGGTATTCTGCTTCTTCAATCGTATGACATCCACACGAAGTATATTCCTTAAATGACTTCATTAGGTATTGCCTAGGTATTTTTTGTATTCTTTTTGAATCATCGAAGGCGTCCACGTTAAATCAACACCGGCTTCAGAGATAAATTCGTTGTTTTCTTCTCCAGTTGCAACTTCTACCATTCTTTGAAGTCTTAGCGCATCTAAATCTACATCTTCGAGTTCCATACCTTTAGGTCTCTTAGAACCTTTTTTAGCATAATATATTTTAGTAGGATTATTTGTTACAAAGATCAATTCGCCATCAGCATCTAAACCTGCAAATGTAGCATTTTTAGAACCTTTTGCATCAAGATCATTTAAGACTCCAAGTTTAACAGCTCCAGGTCTGACTTTTGAAATAAGGGGTTTAAGGGAGTGTTTCTTAATGAGTCTTCCTTGTTTCTTTTTATCTCCTTTTGTTGCGAGCCATTTTTGCTCGAGCGATTTGAATGGTGCTGCTTCTTGTAGTTCTGATTCAGTTTCTTTATTTTCATGTATTTCAGTAGATTCTTTAACTTTTTTGATTCTAACGTATTTCTTTTGGATAACATTGCGTTTCCAATCTTTCTTATTAAAGTTTCTAAAGTTTTTAACTTCATCATATTCATCATAAGTCAGTACATTTGCTTTTTCAAAGTCCATGTTTCTTGACTCACCTAATACAGCATCAACACTACCACCTGGAACTAGTGCAGGATTACCTTTCATTTGCTTAATTCCTTTCTTAATAGCTTCGGCAGAGTTGCGTGCTTTTACGTCAACTGTCTGGCCCTTAAAGAGTTTACCAGCTTTCTTAGTAATAGTAACTTTCCAAAATTTAACTGCTTCTTCAACGGAATCGCTAAGAACAAACTTAACTTCTCTTGCACCTTTAAAAAATTTAATTAATTTAGGATCATTCGGAAAAACGATTTCATCTTTTTCAGCCTGTTGAATTTCACCTTTATACTTTGGAAACTTTTTCTCTACTTGTTTAATAAACAATTTAATTAGCTTAGGATTATAAACAACGGCACGATTTTCTTCAAGTTCAACGGACTCAGTACTAATACTTTTGATTTCATCTCTTTCACTTTCAATCTCGTCTTGATGTTTTTTCTTTAAATCTGCTTTTTCTTTAGCCCGAGAAACTGCGTCTTCTTGTAATTCTAAATCACCATATCTTTTCATCAACTGTTTTAATTTAGATTGAGTAGTATCAATAGTAAATTCATGTTCGCCATAAGGTGTTTTATAATAGTTCTGTATCTTAATACGCATTTTCTTTAATGCGGCTTTAACATTAGGCCATTCACTTGCATAGCCCCCAAATATTACGTCGAACTCCTTTTCTTGTAGGGTTTCTTCTTCTAAATCTTCTTCATTACGTAATTGCTTCATAAGGTCTGCAATCTTTCCAAGAGTTGCTTTGTCTTTGGCTGAGATGTTTTTCATCTTTCGCTCTTTATCGATTGCTTTCATCGTACGGCCATAATTTAAAGTAGATTCTTCAATCGTCTCTTTTAGTTTAGCAAGTTTCTTTTTAAGCATATTAATATACTTACTCTTGCCGTACATTTTCACCATACGAGGTGACGGATTTTTAATTAGTTTTTCAAGACTTTTAATGTCTAAGGCTTTGTCTGACTGTTTTTCTTTCATGTTTTTCCCATTAGATGATTGACCTGGCGTATCTTTCTTGTATTTATAAGAAAGCTCATCTGTACCTTGTTCACCAGCTCCACTTTCTACTGTAAATTTTTTATTTGATGTTTTAAAATCTTTCTTTCTCATTACAGTCTTTGCTATCAAATCAATCTCACCATTCTTATCTAACTGTAATACGAATGGCATATTAATATCAGTTTCCATATCTTTTATGACTGCTTCTGCTCCTTTACCAAGAGCTGAGATTTTCTTTCCGTGTCTTCTAAATGATTGCTTAAATAATCTTTGAATCTCTCCACCTGTTATTTGCTTCTTATTTCGAGCGTCATTGACGCGGTCGAGAAAGTGACGAGTAAATTCTATATCAAGACCCACCTTAGCCCAAAGCTTATCTGCAAATCTTTCAATAGTATCTAATTGTTTCTTTGTAACCATTATCCACCAAACTCCCATCCAGCTACTCGTTTCATTTGTTTCTTAAATTCTGCAAAGCTTGGCTTAGTTCGATAGAGTTTAATTGTTACTTCGGCTCTGTCCTTTCCTTTGATTCTCCAATCGTACCCTTTTTCTTTGTGTTCGGGCTTAGTTGTTTTTACAACGCGTCTTTCAAAGCCTGATTCCCAACTTTCTGGTTTTCCTTTACCTTCAGTGATACCAGATTTTTCTTGCCATTCTTCTGATGTCTTATTGTCTTTAATTGGCCCACCCTTTGCCCATGTATGACAAGAACGAGCTGAATGACATTTAAAATGGTGCATCCAGCAATAACCTAATACTCCATCTTTATCAGATGTTTTTCCAGGCATGCAGTCTTTCATTCTTGGCGAAACATCAAAAGCTACGCAATTACCGCATAATGATTTCTTAGCAGCAGCCGTAGTAGTTTTCCAGTACTTAGCAATCTTCTCCCAATAATTACCAGGTTCATCAACATTTAGTGGCCCATAATTATATTTCTTGATTGTAGCATCACGATTCTTTGTGTTAATAGCAAGGTCTTGTGTCGCAGGTGGACACTTCATTTCTTCTTCGATTTCTTCGGGCACACAATTTGGTACAACTTTGTCACCTTTCTTTTTCATACCAACTTTTTTAAATCCGTCCCAACATCCGTCAGCTTCATCTAAAGGTTTAAAACCAGCCTTAACACGAATTGCATTTATCTTTTTGATAATACCTTTTTGTTTTGGAGAACCAGGCATTGCACTCATTGCCTGATTTATAAGCTTGAGATATTCAGCACTCTTCATAAGGTCGCCTCTTGATTCTTCAAGCGATTCATTCTTTTCTACTACAGTGTATCCTAACTTAGGTACATTGTTATATCTTTCGAGTTCTTGTCCGCTCGGCGTCTGAATAGACACTCCACCTTTTATCTTTACGATTTTAAGAGAGCTTGCCTTAGAACCATAATCTTTTTTCAACTGTTTCTTCAGTTGATTCAAATTCATGTATTTAACTTTTTCGTTTAAAAAATCTTTAAAGTTCATCGTGCTTTTGCTGCTAAATCTTTATCTGCTCCGCCCCAAGTTCCTTTTGACTTTGTTGCAAAAGAATTAACTCGAGCTAGCCCCCATTGCGTTGGATTAGTACCTGGTCTGTGACCAGTTCTCCATGCCGCAACACCTCTATTATAAACCTTTCTTAATATACCAAGAGGCATACCAGATTTCTTTGCTTTCTTTTTTAATGAAGCTGTAACATTTTCTTCGATACCTTCTTCGGATAATTCAATATCTTCGCCAAGTTGCTTCTTTATCCAATCTCTTGCAATCTTATTAGTAGGTGTCTTCTTAGCAAACTTAGCCATTTTCTTATAAGCATCGGTTGTAGCTTTCTGCCAATTTGCACCTTCTGAATTATCAACAATTTGAAAGTCTCTGTTAAATAAAGATTGAAATTTACCGATGTTCTTTTGAACTTCGTTCCACATTTTTTCGACTGCCTTTGCGCCGAGTGTGCGTGATCTTTGTGAATCTCTTTTGACTGCAGTCTCAAGATTTGTATTTACAAAGATCATAGCAGTATCATAACCCAATGCTTCGAGGTCACGAGCTTGCTTTTTAATCTTCTCGTAATTTTTTCCTGTTCCATCAACTACTAATCCTAGACGACCATTAAGATACATTTCTTGTTGTCTTGCAGTAAGAGCTTTCGCTTTATTTCGAATATCTTGGCCTTTTGGTGAATAGATAAAATCAGGGTCCATTGTAGCACCAGCTTTCTTAATCGCCTTTTCAAAGTTATCATCGGAGTTAATAAGTTTAAACCCGAGAGCTTGTAAACCAGTTTTACCAATAGTAAAAGATTTACCAGAACCTGGTCCACCTGCAAGGAATACTGCTTTGAAGATTGCTGGATCATTTACGCCTTCTTCTACACTATCTTCAGTATCTACGATTGGATTTTTATCTTCTCCAAACATATCTTTAAATTTCTTTGTATGCTTTGAAGGTTTTGTCTTTGCGCCTTTATCACCAGGTGCTGGTGCATACGCACTTGGATCATCGTCATCTTTCTTTGCCCCTTTCTTAAAGTGAGCATCTCTTTTATCCTTTGTAGATTTTGTTTTAAGCCCAGCATAATATTTTGCAGGTTGAGTACCTTTCTTATCTTTTACATCGGGGTCTTGACGAACTTCTTGAATCTTATTAATAAAGTATTTGTTCTCATCAGAACCTATAATAAAGTTTGATTTTCTTTCTAGCACAACTAAAACGTTTCCGTGCTCATTTAAGAACTCATCACCTTCGTTAAATACTTCTCCTGCAACAAATTTTTCTCTTAGGTCAGTTGTTGCAAGTTCAATATGAGTTCTGAAATTAGTCATTTCTTTTAAACCCATTCGCGACCGAAGTAAATTAAATACTCCAATTTTATCTCCGTAGTTATCAGGTAATCCCTTTGCAAAAGATTTAAAATCGCCTGACGAAGCTGCAGCTCTCATTTTAGAAGCAGACATACCTGATACATCATCAGAATCGGGGTCTCTTTCACCGGCGGAAACAATATTAATACCGTCTGGAAAATCGTAGTAACCATGACGAGATTTCTCACCATTATACTTATTAAGTAACTTTTTAAAGTCTGGTATTCTATCAGCACCAACAACCATCGTTGCTTTAGTATATCCTTGCTTATAAAGATATACAAGAGCATCTAAAGAATTTTTAATCTTCTTATCGTAAACTATGTTACGGCCATACTTAGGAAATATCTTACGAAGAAGTTGTACTTTCTCTTTATAACCTAACGGATTCTTTTTTGCATCATTCGATTGAGATGCGAAGATTTTATAGTCATTACCTTTGGCAAGAGATGTTACCTTTTTCATTAACTTCTCGTGGCCAGTTGTGGGCGGATTAAATCTACCAAAAGTAAATACTACACCTTTCTCCGTTGCCTCTTTAAACTGTTTAAATGACTGTATCATCGTTCCCATCCTTTTATTACATCCTTGCTAAAATTATTCATTGAAAATTCAAGACGATCGACCAATTTAACGGCGCCGTTGCTTGTCTTATCGATAGCAACAAAACCTTCAGAGCCAGTAACCTTGAATCCATTTTTGGTGCGAACAAATGTTTTCATTTGTTTCACCTTATCTAGTTTATTTATAATCAAAAGCTTTGCATCAACGATCGCATTCTGTAATTCGAACATTAATTGCAGACTTTTTTTGTTTTCTTTTGAGAAAAACTTCATTAATTCTTGCTCTTTCTTATCAACACCTGCTTTACCTTTTGCTGACTTTCTTTTATCTCTTTCTTTTGCAAATTTATTACCGAACCAAGAGAGTAGATCAGAAACATGCTTTGCAGGTGAGCCAATCCTTTCACCCTTTCGAACTAATGAGTTATTAAATGTTTCTAGTTGTCGAGCTAAATCTGGATTTGATTGGAGTGAACGAAGTGTGGTTCCTGCAATCTTCTGAAATATCTTACCTGCTTTTGATAATGCAGTAGTTACTTCTTTTGTCTCGGATGCAGATAATGATGCATTACCAGTAACATCTTGATATTCTGCATCTTGATACCATACAGAAGGCTTCTTCTTTAGTTTAGATAGGTCAACTTTAAACTTAGCCTTCATGCTTTCAAATGAATCACCGGTGTATGTTGTATGAAAGACTACACCAAGCTTAGCTTTAGATATCTGTTTGCCAAGTTTTGAATTAACTGGCACTGCATAAACAATTGTATTTGGTTGAAACGTAACTAGTTTCTCTCCATCAGCGGATTCAGTTGATAGATCACCAGTAGTAAACATGATATCACCTTGAATTACATCTTTAATTCCGAGGTCTTTCAATTCATTAAAAGCTACAATTAACTTCTGTGCAAGATCACCCGAAGTATCTGCTTTAATATCAGCTTCTGACTTATAAACTTTTGGATTCTTATTAAATATACCTTTCTTAGCTACAAAGAATTTGCCATCGCTTGGGTCAGTTCCTGCGAATACCGCAGGTGCACCGTCCCATTTAACTGTAACGTTATGTGATGAATCAGAATTACCAGCCAACATATCTCTCATCGCTCTCAAAGCAAAGATAGCTTCACGAGCACCTTTTACACCACCGTATATAACTCTATCTTCGATATGAGTCATGTGGACGTTTTTGCCTTCTTTATTTTCGGCAAGATATTCTTTAAAATCAATCATCGTCTTCATTGTGGCCAGGGCATTTAGTTCGTGACACATAACCTGCCACTATTCCAACGATGCCAGTAATTGACATCTTTAATAAATTAATTACTCCCTCATCAACAGGCTTATGCTCTTTAACAGAAACATAGAAGTCTCCTATAGTAATAACAAACAACAAAGTTACTAATCCTATTACTAGTGTAAATACTATTTTATCTTTTACGTTCATGGCTTCAACACTACTTTTGCTTGTTTAATAATTCCTTTTGGGCCCGCAGATTTCTTTAAATGTTTTACCAAAGCTTGGACCGCTTTTTTAAATAATCCTTTGAATGAAAAATCTCCGTCGTCTAACACCATATTACCCATCGAACGAATAGGAACTTTATAGTCAAACTTCCATGTATCATTTCCTTTAGGTCTTTGACCTCCGTGTTTAGATGACCATTTTAATATATCAATATTAAACGGAATAGAGCCGAAGAGCTCTTTGAGTTCTTCTTCTTCTTTTTTTGATTCTACTATATGTTCTTTAAATGTTTTCATTCGAATACCTTAATGTAGGCGCTAGAGTCTTCTGTTTGACTACCAGCATAGTTAATTAGTTTTGTTACAAATCTATCTCCTTTTACTTTTGAGTTACCCTTAATTAAAGAAAGTAATTGAGTGACACCGTATTTAGCGTGTATCCATACTGCATCTTTTTGCGTAAGTTCATTAATAAAATCACTTTCTTTTACGGTTGGATAACAAATCTTATACATTTTATAGTATTTATTTATTGTCTTTGCGTCACCCTTTTCCATAGAACGTGCATCGGCGGATATAATTCCTGTCTTTGGTAGGTTTATTCCATACACTTGTTTAGCTGCATCTGTTATATATGTCCAACCAGCTCCGCCACCTCGTGCAGTCTTACCTGATATTTCAACTTTTATTGTTCCAAAAGCTGAGTTATCTTTTGCGAGTAATTTACCAGCGTCATAGACAACTGTTCCACCCTTTGAACTCCAATAGCTTCCTGCTGCGCTTTCGAGTAGAATGTTTTTTACTTTATAATCTCCTACATCAGGCGGTAGAGTAATGTTTATCTTTTTAATTATAACTTTCTTAACAACCTTCTTTAAAGATATACCAACACACTGTCTTTTAGTAAATTTATCAAGTATGTCTCGTTGAAGCGCTTTTACACTAGAATCATCAAAGGTTTTTGGATTAAAATTTGTTTTAATTGCCCATATATCACCAGGGTTCCACTTATCGTCTGTAAATTTAGCAAAGCCACTATTCTTAAATGCTCTATCTTTTGCCTTATATATTTCTTTCATAAAGGTTGAGCCTCTATGAAACTTCATTTGATTATTTACAAATCCGCCCTTAATAATAGCATGAGCTGACATATAAGAGCTTTTCTTCCAAGTATAATCAATGCTAAGTATTTTACTTAACGGCTTATCAACATCTATCTTTGATGCATACTTTTTTAATATGTCATCAGTAAAGAACTCGATTGGTTTATTACGATTCGCCATAACCGCTGCTAGCCATAAGCACTGAGCACTTTCATTGATTGCGGTCTCTTCAGTACCTCCACCAGCACCACCACCACCGCCGCCAAACGCTTTATCTTTCTTCATCTGTGTAATAGGTACAAGAGTACCTGTTGAAGTCACTAGAGAAAAGGTTTTCTGGTCTTTAATATGTCGTTCAATTAAAGCAATGTTTGCTTTATCATTTTTGATAATAACTTTTTTACCAGACAATAGAACGATTGGTGTCTTTGTTTTGATTAGACGTTTGAGTATTTCCGTACGAGGCTCTCCTGTTTTGGAGTTGGGTTTAAGTAATTCTTTTGAACCAAGATTAGTAGCCATCGCTACTATTTATAAGAAACCCACTCTCTATACAATTTTGGTGATAACTGATTTGGCTCTTTTTCCCAAGGTTCCGTTGGAGAGTCGTACCAGTCAACCTTTTTGCCCCGCCACTTTACTTTTCGTGATTCTCTAGCAAGGTCGACTAATTCACCTCTGACATATTGTCTCACATGTACCATCTCGTGAGCAAGAGTGTCGATCAAATCTTTACCGCTCACTGTAGAATCAAGGCGAATAGTAAACTCGCGTGGATTGTGATTCTGATCTTCCCATGTACAATCGCCCCATATTTCTTCTTTTTCTTTTAATTTTCGTATTAACTCAATAGTAATATCTAAATTTTTTAATCTAGGCATAAGGCGAGTAACAAAAAAAGCGCAGGCTTTTTCTACTTCATCTCGTATCTTTTTATTACTACCTGTTGCTTCTACGTAAATCATAATTTAAAAGTCGAGTAATCGTTATTATTTGTTGGTGTACTAGATTCATTCTGAAGAGTCTGAGCCGAATCTTCTACTTCGTATAATCTCATCTTTGCTCTGTCGATTCCAACTACAAATCGTTTGTTAGTTGTAGGATCATTGTAACGATTTTTAAGTTGCTTGACCATTAGTTGATTCATTGATTCTAGTTTTTCTGTCGATATCAATGCTAACATTAAGTCGGCTGTAGCAGGAAGTCCAAATGATTCTGAAGTATCAGTAATCTCAACGTCAGTGTTTCCAAATCCTGTTCGAGTTACTTGAGTAGCAGACCAGACCGGCACATTGAACTCGACTGCAAGACCACGAAGTTCTTCAGCAATAGCTTTTACATAAGAGTAAGTATTAACTGAACCACCGAGTCCTTTCATACGAGAAGAAGCAGCGATATTTAAATAGTCAATAAAGATAATATCAGGTGTAAATGCTCTTTTAAGTTTTAATTCATCGAGTAAAGCTCGGAAGTGACCAGCGTGTGCTGTTGCAGTTGGGTATTCTTTTACGATTAGTTTACCTTGAGTCTTCTTTTTAATAACATTAACTTTACTTTCAAATAAGTCTTTTGGCATGTTTTCAATTTCTGCAATATCGATATCAAATAAGTTAGCATCAATACGTTCAGCAATCTTTTCTTCAGCCATTTCTAGCGTAATATAAAGTACGTTCTTACCATCTGATAGAGCAGCTGATGCAAAGTGACACATGGCAAGTGATTTACCGACACCCGTTCCTGCAAGAATAATGTTTAGAGTCTTTCGTGAAATACCACCTTTCGTAATCGTATTAAGCATACTAATGTCGAATGGCACTTTGTCTTCTTTCTTCTTATAGAAGTCGTAACGTTCACTAGCGTTGTCGATGTAATCGTGACCAATGTTTGTATCAAAGGAAACGGATAAAGCGTTTGATAAAATTTCTGGTATTGAGCCTTCTGATTTATCTGGTTTATTACCATCGAGTATCTCAATAGATTCCATAATAGCAAGCTGTACGGCTCGATCTTTACAGAACTTTTCTGTTGAATTAAGAAGCCAAGCTTCATCAACTTCACTTGCGGTATCTAGTGAAGTGATGAGCTTGCTAATCTCATTCGCATCTGCTCGTGTAGTGTAATCTGAGTTTCCAAACTCAATCTGTAACGCTGCAGATGTAGGTAACTTATTATAACTTCGGATAAATTCAAGAATCAACTCATAGACAGGTCGATACTCTTTTTCCAAGTATTCTGATTTAATGTGTGGTAAAGCTTTTCTACAATAGTTTTCGCTATGTACTAAGCTGTTCAGTATCTGTTTCTTTAAGTTTTTCTGCATCCAATTTACCGCGTTCTTCAAAGATGTCAACGAGAATATCGCCAACAGTGTCTTTAAAGTTTATATTATCATTTAGTTCCTTTATATTATACGAATCTGGCACTTTGTCAATCTTAAAGTCATATTTAAGAGTAGCCTCAGTTTGCTCTTCGTTTTCAGTGACTTGCACCTTACCTATAGTAAATATTACATTTTCGTATTCACCTTCAGTAATGCGTAGAGCGTAAAACTGTTCACCTTCGCGCTCTGTTGTAACTACGTTTGGTCCTCTACCCATCTTCTTCTGTAACTGTGTCAATCATTGACGAATGAGCGATTTTGTATTTGTTTTCAACTACCTCTTTGAAATCAGTCTGTTCAAAAACGTCATTCCAAAATTCAGCAGTCATTGTTTGAGCTGCTCGAATATTACTCGATTCTGGTTTATGAGCTGCTTGATACCAACCATTCTTTGGTTTAACCACATGACCTGTTTCAAGAGCTACGTCAAGTAGGCCTGACCATTTTTGAATGCCACCTTCCCACGATACAGAAATCGGAATCTTTGACTTCTCTTTTACAAATCGTGATTTTTCAACATTAATAATAAAGTGATA